GCGTTGTGTTCGGAACAGTCAGCTTGATGCCATGATTGACGCGCAGATTCCGGCCTGTTTCGTACTCGGTGTCCGCGTTCAATGTGGTGTTTGCTGAAATGGTCTTTGAGGCATAGCCAGACGTGAGTTCTGCTGAAATGACGCCTGTTGCAGCGTTGTACGACACGGCTCCGGTCGCGCTCAATGCTGCGCGGGCGCGTGCCGTGGTGAAGTAGAGGTTGGTCGCGCCTTCGGTCAGTGAATCGGTCGTGCCTGGTGAGGGGCTGATTTCCACGTAGGCCGATCCAGACCAGCGGTAGGTCTTGTTGGTATCCAGCGCCACATAGATTTTTGCCGTCTCACCAATGGCAGGAAAACCTGCTGTGTTGGCGTACTCAAGAACGTCGTCGACATAGGACGGCAGATACGCGGCAGGCACTTTGCTGTCCGCGCCAAGCGGTGCGATGCCGTTGGCTGCGTTTTTCTGCGCTGCATCCAGCGGGGTAAATCCCAGCGCACCAGTCACGTCGGTGCTTTGCAGCATGACGGTGCCAGTGCGACCGAACACGCTTTGTACGGGCGCTGCTGCTGCGGCCTGCGTGGTATCGGTGAAACTGTCCAGCGTGCCAGCCGTGACGCGCATCTCAAGGCGCGAACCTACCGGCCAGATGCGGGCCGTGGTGCCCTCCTGTGCCCGTTCGATGGTCAGGCCATCTGTGGCCCGTGCCGTGCATTTCACGACTTCCCATGCCGTCTCTGCCCCATTGCCATCCAGCAGGATCAAAGTGGCCAGGAAGTGATCGCCACCATTCGGCGCAGGAAAGCGTGCGCCTTGGCCAGTGGCCAGGGTTGCCAGCGTCCCGGCTGCCGACAGTTCAGCGGCCAGCGAGGCGAAAGCGTTGTTCTTGAAAACCTGTGTCATGTCAGATGTCCTTCACCTTGACCTTGAATTCGTCCTGCTTCACGCGCCCGTCTGCCGTGGTCGCGGTAACGGTCAGCTTGTAGGTCGTACCGGTGGCGCCGCCCGACACCCAGATCTTGATGCGGGGGTCGTTGATGAAAGTCGATTCAACCGTCAGGCCGGTGGGCGTCACATCGACGGTGGCCGACTCCACGTTGTCGCCTGCGGTCAGCCATTCGCTGTAGTCGATGTCGTAATCCACGACTTCGACCGGCTGCTTGTTGAAGTTCCCGAGGTTCATGCTGTCACCACCATCAATCGTTCTTCCGTGGAAACGACCATGGCGCGATCTTCCTGCCCCACGATCATGTAGCGGTCATCCGGCGCCCGGATTTCCGAGTTGGCCAAGGCGTAGGCACGGCCTACCAAAGCAGTAGCCAGCACGTCGGCGACGTGGGCCTGCTGGATGCTGGTGGCTGTGCTGTCCAGCGTAACGGCCATGGCCAGAGAGCCGGTGGCGCGGGCTGCGTAAGACGCATCGGCTTTGGCCCGCTGATCTGCACCAAGGGCCAGCACGCCGGCTGACATGCCCCAGTGCTGCATGCCAAACACGATGCCTTCGGCCAGCGTGGCGCCAGCCGTTGCGCCGTCCTGATGGGCCATGGCGATGCGCACGCCAAGCGCCTGGACAGTTGCGGCGGCGGTGCTGGTGCCGGTGGCCACATACTTGATGCGGGCCTTGGGGGCGTAGGTCAGGCTTTCGGCCTGCGCGGAGGCGCTGGGCATCGCCACGCGGGTAGCGTCTGCCGTGGCGGTCGCGGTGGCCGTGCCGCTGGCGGTCGGTCGGTAGATGTGCGTGGAAGCAATCGGCTGGGCGGTGTTGGTCGCCGTGCCGCTGGCCCGTGCCGAGTAAATGATGAAACTGCCAGCGCCCGACATGCCGTTGCCGAAATCGAACGATCCCAGCGTGGCAATGATCTTGGTTTTGTCCTGCTCGACCGTGGCGGTGGCCGTGGAGGATGACAGGCTGTAGCCGTCATGCTCAAAGTAGGTGTTGCCGTTGCGCTTGACTGAGGCCTCGCCCCACGATGGCCCTGAGAACCCGTAGGTCAGCATGACGATGGGGTAGCGCGTCACATCGCCAGAGGCGGTGGCATTGGCTTCGCAAAGCGTGTTGGCGCGGCCAGGGTGGATGATGTGGGCCTGCGCCAGATCGACAGTCGATACGGCGGTGGCCAGTGCCTCGCCGATGGCCTGCGCGGTCAGCGCGTCGGCGGTACAGGTGGCATCGCCCCCTGCTGTGGCCCAGACATCGCGCCGTACTGCGCCGTTTCCGGTAGCGTTCGCCGTGGCTACGCTGGCGCCGGCAAACTTGAGCGTCGGTTCGATGCTCGATGAAACGCTGGCCGTGCCGGTGGCACGCGCCTGAATGGTGTGCGTCTGGGTCAGCGATACCGATACGGCAGCATCGCCGAAGGCCGCAGCGTAGGTGGTGCGGGTCGGTTCGCTGCTGACGACGGTGGCGGCGGCAGCGGCAACGACAACAGCACGGACTACCCAAGAGGGAAGTGCCGTGCCGTTGATCGAGATTCCGTTAACTGCCCCGTTCACGTCACGTCAGGATTGAGGAAACCTCAACCCTTTAGTCAAGACCAAAGACGATCGCGTTGGCGGCAAACGAAAGCACGTCGCCGGGGGAGAGCGTCTTGGAGGCTGACAGTTGGGCGTAGAACAGGCGGTTGCCGTTGGTGGCAGCGTCGTACAGCGCCAGATGGGTGATGGTCACGCTGGCCGAAGCATTGCCGTTGGCCGGGAAGGTCAAGGCGCCGACATTCTTGGTCTGGCCGTTGGCGTCCAGTGCCGTCCAGGTGGCCGACTGACGAGCGTAACCGGTGTAGGCCGTCTCGGTGCCGCCTGTTGCTTCGCCCGGATCGGACTCGAACAGTGCGACATAGACGGTCGTCGGGGGCGTAATTGCGTTGTTGCGCAAAAAGTGCTCGACGATCTTTTCTTCGAGGTAGTTGGAAAAAGCGCCCATTTCATTGCTCCTTTCAGTTAGCGGGTGTTAGGCGTGACGTTGGGGTTGGCCGGAGCCATTGAATTGGGGTTCGCCCCCACTTCCACTTTCGCCTTGCCGGTCAGCGCAGCGATATAGGCGTTCTGGTGCGTAGCCGCCCGGTTCTGGTCGGCTGCGTATTCGGTGTCCTTGCTGTAGGCGCGGTACAGGATGTAATCGACCAGCACGTTCTGGTAGATGTCGTCCAGCGTGATCGGGCCGTTCAGCGTGGCGTCAGCCGGCGCCGCGCCATAGACCATCTCGACATAGCCCTGATTGGCGGCGGGCTGCGGCGGATAGACGTAGAAGTTCTTGGGATCGAGCAAGGAATAGACGTAGTGTTTGGCCTCAGCGGCAGCCGTGGCGATGTGCCAGTTCGGCACCTGCGCGTCCAGAATCTCACGCATGACGATGCGAATGGCGCGGCCTGGTGTGTTGCCGTCCGTGCCCATGTTGCGCACCACGTCGATCAGTTGCACGCCGTCAGCGGGCAGGCTCTGCTTGGTGCCTGCGGTCATGCGCACGGCCAAGTTCTTGACATGCGAGTTCGGCTTGAGAATGACGACTTCCCGCTGCCCGTCGTTGAGCCAGCCCAGCAACTCATCGGCCACGGGCCAGCGCACGCCGGTCACGTCTTGCAGGATGGTTTGCGCCTTCTCAATGACGCTGCTGGCGATGATCGTTCCCATGTGGTTGTCCTCAGTGTTGCGCCGTCACGCGCTGCGGTGCGCTGCCCAGCGCGGACACGGCAGAAGCGCGGGCATTGGCAATGCCGGCCTCGAACTTGGTACGGCGGTCGGCGCCGTTCTGGATGTCCGTCCAAGGCTTGTTCGGCATCATCATCAGCTTGGCAAGCGCCCCCTCGGCCAGCACGTAAAGGTACTGGTTGAAGATCCACTTCGGAAAGCTGGTGGCGGCCTGCGACGGTTGCAGCGCAAGCGTCAGCGTCAGACCAGCCGTGATGTTGGCATCCGGCAGCGCGGCCAGAATCACCTGCTCGGTATCGACCTGCGTGAAATACTTGGGGCGGGCGGCCACGGTACGCCAGCGCGGGATTTCCTTGTTCAGCCAGGCCACGTCCTTGGGTGCCAGTGGCACGCCATCAAGCTCTGCGGCAATGACGCTGGCCACATCGGAGCCTGACAGCGGTTCAAGGTCGTAGGCGCTCTCGCCAGCCACCACATCCAGCGGATCGGGCAGATGCTTCCAGATCCACGAACCGGCGCAAAACTCGATGACGGTACGCTTGATGGCGTTTTCCGTCACCGGGTCGGACGGATCGGCGGCCAGATACGGCAGCACTTCGTCCAGCAGTTCGGAATACTTGATGTTGGCCAAGGCTTTGCCCCCAGTGTTGTCGGTCGATTATGGAAGCCGGCTGGCTATTCGACTCAGGCGCCCAACTCGTGCTGCCATTCCTCGATCTGGTCGATCATGGCTTTCTTGGTCATGGCGGGATCAAGTTCCTTGTCCCACGACTGCTTGGCCAGCGCGGTCAATTCGGTCTTGTTCATCTTTTCCAGCGGCTTCTTGAGGTCGTCAGGGTCGATGCTCACGGGTTCGCCGTCCTCGTCCGTGCCCTGGATGGATACCGGCGCTTCGACAGTGGCGCGGTCGGCTTCATTGGCCAGCGCCCACTGGTCGGGGTATTTCAGCAGCAGCTTGGCCTGTGCGTCGGTCACTTCCTGCACGTCGCCATTTCCTGCCCAGCTTTTTCCGGAATGCGCGATGTTGTCGAAGGCGTGCGGCTTGTTGCCGACATAGACGACTTGTACGAGGTTGCTCATGGTGATCTCCTTGTGTTCAACAAAAACGGGGCAGCCCACGTGAATGAGCCGCCCCGCGTCATTGCCGTTCGCGGGTCAATTACTTGCCCTTGAACTCGAAGCTGACAATCACATCGAGCGTGCCGGTTTGTACAGCGCCTGCCACGGTTGCCGTGATGTAGGCGTCGTATGCCAGCGTGACCGGTGCAAACGCGCCGCGAGCACTGCCCGCAGCGGTGGCAACGTCGATGTCGTTGAAGAACGCATTGGCGGTGCTGCCAGCTTCACCATTGACATACTCGAAGCCGATGTCGAGCACGGCGCCAGCGCCGCCCAGGTCATCGAAAACCGCTTGCATGTCGTAGATCTTGGTGCCGGCGTACAGCTTGACCAGGCGAACCTTGTCGCCGATTTGGGCGGACGACAGTTCAACTTGACCGTGAGCATAGGCGGCAGGGCAATCGCCGCTGTACTGCACGTCTTGGAGGGTGGGTGCATTGATGGTGGCCATCTCAGTTTCCTTTTCAGAAGTGGGGGCCGAAGCCCCCGTTAATCCTCAATCCGTCAGGTTCAATCGAGAAAATCTCGATTAAGAACCCAGCAGGGTACGGCCAGCAGCCGATGCAGGATCGGGTGCGTAGCTATCGACCACGGCCACGCCGAAGTCGGTATCTGCGCCGTCGATCTTGAAACGGATCTTGGCCGAACCGCACATCGCGGCGGAAACCGTCTCGATGCTGTTGCCGTGATCGACTTCCTTTTCCGACCAGTCGTAGAAGTAGTCAGAGGCCGACTTGCCGTAGGCTTTGGCCATGGCCTGCGCCCCGACGATGATGGCGCGATCCACCGGCTGCGCGGTCTGCACCGTGCTTTCGGTGTAGGTCATGCCATCGGCGCCGCCCGTGTCAGTCACCACGTTGTCGCCAGCCGCAAAGCGGATCGCGTAACGGTTCATGCGCTTGATGAGCACGCCGTTCCACATGATCGTTTCGTAGGCATCGAACAGCGGATGCTTGAGGCCGGCGCTCTTGCGCTCGAAAGCGTACTGCACCGCCTGCCGCCAGGTGGTCTGGCTGGTACGGCTTTGCAGGTAGAGCCACTGGCGCTCGGTGACGAACATCACCCACAGCGGGTCGTTCCATGCGCGGTCGTCGCCCTTGATCTTGACCGACTGCATGACCACGGGGGATTCACGCAGTTGGGCCACGATGCGGTCGATGTCCTGCAAGGTCAGCGCGTCGTTGGTGCCGATGTCGGAAGGGTTGGTGGCGTCGTTGGCTGCGAAGTAGCGGTTCTTGGTCGGGGCCTTGACGGCATTGACCATGATCTCGCTGAAATCGCCATCGGATTGCAGCGGCACCACCCAATCGGAGGTCTGCTGCGAACCACGGGCACCGGCCAGATGTACCAGCGCGGTCTGATCTTCCAGGCGCTGCATCCAAGCCTGGAGGCCAGCCATGGAGATATTGCGCAGGTTGTGCACCGTGCGCTTCTGGGTCATGCGGCCACCGGAGTCAGCACCGCCACGCACCTGGTCGATGCGCACGTCCATGCTGGAATAGGTGAGCTGCATCATGCGGCCTTCGATGCGCTTGTCGCCCATCACCGGCTTGCCTTGCAGGATGTTGAACAGGTCGATGGAGACGGTATCGCCCGCGCCCTTGGCCAGATCGCCGGCCTTGACGATGGGGTAGTCCGGGGAGGTCTGGCCCTTGGTCTTGGCAGCGAACGAACCTTCCTTCGGCATTTCGCCGGAAATCAGGTTCATGAAGCCGGGGGAGTGTTGCACACGGGTGAACAGGCCCACCGAGTAGATTTTCCGCGCAAGGGCGGAACCGACTGGGATGTTGGTAGACATTTCGTTTTGTCCTCGTTACAGGTTAAAGGGATCGGAAGTACGCATCCATTTCGTCAGCATTCATGCTGGAGAACTTCTCGGCCAGTTGCTGATGCGTGAGTTGCTCGGCGGCCTCGCGTTCGTCCTGCGCTGCATGCTGTCCTGCCGGGAACTCGGAAAGGGAAGTCGGCACATTCGTGCGACTGGCCTTGGCGGCTTGCTCTGCCTTGACCTTTGCTGCCTTTGCCAAATCCTCGGCGCTTGGTGAAGCCTTCTGGGTGCTGCCCGGTACGTCGATAGGCCCAATGGCGCTTTCCACCATCTCCGCGACCTTGGCGAAGCGTTCATTCAGAGGCTTGTTCGCCCAGGCGCTTTGTGTCCGCAAGGTTGCGTCGAACTGTTTGGCAAGTTCAAACGCCTCCTTGTTGGTCGCCTGGATGTGCGCCAGCTTCGGCACCGAGTCGATGGCGTCCTGCACGCTTTCTGCGGCAGTCCGTTCGCGCTCGGCTTCGACGTTGCGCACACTTTCCTCGACAGGCTGCAATTTGGTTTCCAGCGCCTTGGCTGCTGCCATGGACGCCATAACCGCCTTATAGACTGTCGGGAAGTCCTCTTTCAGTGCTTCCAGATCTTCGGCTGATAGATCGCTCACAGTTGGCTGTTGCTGGTCGGTGCGGGCGCCTTCACCATTGTTCGCCCCTTGATTGCCAGACTTCAACTGCGCTTCAAGCGCGGCGACACGTTCCGTGGCTTCACGGGCGATCTGCTCTGCCCGCGATGCGCGGTCGCGCTCGCTCTTGAGTACCGAGTACGGAATGACATGCTTTCCGTCCTTGGTGGCGACACCAGCGGCGTCTGCCTCGTTGTCTGTCTGGCCCTGCTCGGCCTTCTGCTGTTCCTTCGATGCCGGGTCGTCGTTGCTCTGGCCCTTGTCCCCGTCCTTCGGCGCTGGCTCGGTGTCTTTCGGTGCGGCTGCGGCTGGCTCTGCGCCAGACTCAAGCTGCTCAAAGACCTTCTGCAAGTCCTCGGGGTTGTCGGATAGGTTGTTCAGATCAAGTTCGATGGCCATGTGCTTCACTCCACGTATCGCGTTGGTTGCGGAAATCCTGATCGGTCGTGCCAATAACCCATGACGGGGAGAAAACGGCCTTACAGGTGCGTGCAGTTTCCCTAAACTTTGGCAATTCGACTCCAGCTTTTCTCAACCTCCTGACGAAAAAAAGCCCGCCGAAGCGGGCAATTCGCCGGGAGGGGGCGGTCAGGCAAGAAAGCGGAGCTTGTAGAGGGTGCTCATGTACAGCGCCTCGATCTCGTCAATGATGTTCTGCAAGGCCGATTCTTCGCGTGGGATAGCCTCGTACCGCTGCTCGTGGATCCACTCCAGTTGCGCGGCGAGGTTGTCGACGATGGCCATCTCGGCGTCGTGTGCGGCCAGCGGAATGTCCAGCAGCTTGGCGTAGCGCCCCTGCCACGATTCAGCCAGGCTGTCGGCCAGATCCACGATGCCGGTGTAGAAGTCGCCAAGCGCCATGTGCTGCGCGTAGCTGCGGGTTTTCAGGTGCTCGCGGTGCGTGATGTCACGCGCCAGCAACAGCGTGGCAATGAGCATGGCGGTCTTGTCGGCGCTGCTCATGTCAGACTTCCCCGACAAGGCCAGTTGCCGTGGTGCCGGTCGCCCAGACGCGGGAGACTCGCAGAGCATGACGCCCTGCGGCCAGTGCCGGGTATGTCACCACGGAACCGTCCAGCATGGTGGCCTTCAAGGCGCCAGCCGTGCCCACGTACAGGCTCAAGGTAGGCTCCTGCAAGTTGGTGGCGTCGTTCGGCGTGATGGCAAAGGCGCCGGTCACGGGGCTGGCAATGTGGATCGGCGTTGCTTTGTGGCGATTCTTGATGGTGCTGGACATGATGGCTCCTTACTGGATGACGGGGGCGGGTACGGCCACTTGCGGCGTGCGCACCACGGGGTTGAACTTGGCGGCTTGCGCCTGCCCTGCGGCGCGTTCGGCCTCGGCGTTGAGCTTGCGGATGCGTGCGGCACGCTCGGCGGCATCGAGGACGAACAGCTTTTGCTGTTGGGCCTGTTGAGCTTGCGCGGCTTCGGCCTGCGCCTGCATGGCTGCCTGCTGTTGCTCGGGGTCTTGGATGCCCACGGCGGCACGCAGGCGCTCGGCCAGTTCGTGCCGTTTGGGCATGTCCGTCGCCTCGATGACGAAATCCACCACGAAGCCCTGCAACTGCGGCGGCAAACTCTTGGTGATCTCGGTCAGCATCTGCAACTGCTGCATGCGGTAGGTCGGCGTGCTCGGGATGTCGTCCAGCACCACCTTGGCCTTGACCTTGGCCACGTCGTTTAGGGTGAATGGCTGGCCGGTCTGCTCGTCGATGGTCGGCTGGTTCAGTGGGATGACCTTCTTGCTCTTGCCCTCTCCCACGATGACGCGGGACGGGCCTTGCATCAGGTTCTGCTTGACCAACTCGAACAGCATTTCGCCCACCAGACGGCGGGCATAGCGGTAGTTGTCGTTGATCTCGGCCAGGGTGTTCAAGCCCTGCTCCACCAGCGAATTGATGGCCAGCCCGGAGGTTGCCCCGGACTGCTGGCCCATCATCGTCTTGTGGATGCCGGAGGCCTCGGCGATCTCCTGCTTGCCCTCCTGCATCGCCTGGAACTGCTGCGCGGCCAGTTCGCCGCCTGGATCGACACGAAACTGGCTGGTCGGCTTGCGGTTGGCGTTGAGGATGATGTAGGCGTCCGGGCGAGCGACTTCGCCAGCGGCCTTGTTGTGGTCGATGACGGAATCCGAATCCGTCACCACACGGCGACTGTTCAGGCTCCACAGCATCTTGGACTTGCGGGCGTTGATCTCGTCCTGCGGTGAAATCATGGCGCGAATCAGGCCGTAGGGCACGTTGGTCAGATCCTCCCGGTAGCCGAAGAACGGAACGTAGGGGAACTGGTTGTGCTTGTACGGGCTGGGCACGTCGTAGAGGAAGTGCGGGCCGGTGTACCACGCCAGACGCACCTTCTGGAACGTCGCCTGCTTCACCTTGGCGATGCCGGAGACGATGGCCTCGTTGTGGCGCGGGTTGTTGAAATCGACCTCCATGGTCGTGCCGTTTGGCAGCGTCATGATGTAGCCGCGCACCCACTTGCGATACCAGATTTCGTACAGGCAGATGCGCATGCGCTGGATGTCGCGCCAATCCACGGCGGCAATGCGCGTGTCGCGCTCGATTTCCCACGACTGCACCAGGCGCGAGTCCTGCTCCAGCAGTGGGTCGAAGCCGGCCCAGCCACCGGTCGTCATGCGGAACAGCGTGGCGTACTGCGGCATCAGCGCAATGGCGTGCTCCAGTTCAAGCCAGCGGCGGCGCACCAGATAGCGGGCGTCGGACAGGTCGGGCTGCTCGGCCCGCCAGTCCCAGAAGATTTCACGGCGATGCACGTACTTGACGCGGTACGGGCACTTGAACGGGTCGTGCTCGCGTGCTACTTCCACCCAGCCCAGCCCAGCCTTGCATTGGGCGGCGTAGGCGTCGGACACGGCGCGGTCAGCGCGTGACTCGATCTCGGCGTGCTTGAGCTTGAGCGACAGCGCCTCGGCCAGATCGTCGTCGCATTCCTCGTCGTCCTCGGGACGCACGCGCCAGTCGGTGCGTGTCTTGGCCTCCATGCCCAGCACGGTGTCGATGGTCGGCTTGATGAGGTTGGCGATCAGCGGCGGCTGGCCGCGATCCTTGAGCTTTTCGACGGTTTCAGGGGAAAGCTGGTTGCCGTCGTAGTAGTCGGCTGCCCGGTCGGCTTCGCGGCGCCAGTGGGGCTGGTGCTTGATCTCGCGCAGGAACATTTCGACCTGGGCGCGGGGCAGCGCGGTGTCGGTCAGATCGTCAGGGATGGCGTTCGGCCCGCCGTTGTCGGTTGGCGCTTCGCCCATGACGACATTGCCACGGGGCTTTTGGTCGTGCTGAAAGCGTTGCGGCATCGTTGGCCCGCCCGCGTTGGCACCGGGATAGCCCGCGTAATCGCGGTCAATCGCCTCGTTGTTCAGTTGAATGTCGCCGATTGGCATAGAAATCCCGTCCGGTTATGCTTTGCCCCTAGGGTATTGTGGGCACGGCCCAGCAATTCGACGGCGGACAAAGAAAGGGGTGAATCATGATGAAAAGCGGTGGTGTTGCAGCAATGGTGCTGGCGCTGGTGGGTTGCGCCACGCCAACCACAGGCGTTGTGCCGCGTGGCGAAGGCTTGGCCACGGTCACACATCAGGGCGGCGGCTTCTGGGTGACAACCGATTCGCTGAAAGCGGCTGCGATACAGGAGGCTGACGCCCACTGCCAGCGCAGCGGCAAGCATGTGAAGGTGGTGCATACCAAGGAAATCCCGGCAGGCGCGGCGGGGCGCTGGCCCGAATCCGAAGTCCTGTTCCGCTGCGAGTGAATCAACCGGCACGCCAGTCATAGTCCCTCCGGTGGTTGAGTGCCTGCTTGTGCGGGTCGGGTGGTGTGACGGCGTAGCGCAGCATCATGTAGCTGTAGCGCGTGGCAGCCATCAGGTCGTCCTGCAACTTGACGACCTTGCCATCTTTGCGGTGGTACAGGCGGAATTCCTCGAACCAATCGCCCAGGCTGGCGAACACTCGGATGCGCATCGGCTTCTCGTGGCTGCGCCCTGCCCGGTTCAGTAGCTCCTGCTGGCGTGCGTACTCTGCTGGATCGTTGGCTTTGAATCCCTGGAGCATGGATTGCAAGCCAGCCTCCACGGATACCCGGCTGATCTTGTTGCCCGACTCATCGCCCGTCTCGGTGAACTGCGCGTGCTCGTGCAGCATATTGACGCCAGCCTGCCGGTACTGCTCGGCCAACTGAAAGCCTGTGCCCTTCTCGTGTTGCAGGCCGTCCGCTGGCCACGCCACGGGTATCCATGGGCCGAAGGACAGGATGCCGGGGGCGAACTCGGCGGCGGTGTGCTCACGTTCGCGCAGCGCGGCGTAGATGTACAGGATGTGCTCGTCTCGATCCCATGCCAGCCATGCGGCGGCGCTCGGGTGATCCCAGCCGAAGTCCATGCCAGCGATGCGTGGCCACAGGTCGGGCAACTGGAAGTCTGGCACCGTGATGAGCGACTCGGCCACCGGGAACACGCGCCCGCTGCCCAGAATCGGGATGCCCTTGGCGCGGGCCTCGCGGTCATGCTCGGGGTAGCTGTTCACAATCCGGTCGCGTTCCTCCTTTGAGTAGTGATCCACGTCGTCGATGGTCATGTTCGTGTCAGATCGGTCGGCGGTCGGGTTCTGGAGGAACATGCGCACCACTTCCGACATGCCCAGCAGCGGCGTGAAGGTGATCCAGACAATGCCCTTGGTCGCGTTGGTGCGGGTCAAGACCTCGGTGTAGATGTCCAGCGGCGGTTCCTCGTCCAGTGCGGCGAAGTCCAGCGTCTCGCCCTGGAGCTTGGATCGGCCCTTCTCGTAGGACTTGAAGTACAGGCGCGACACGCCACCGGACACATGGCGCACGAAGATGCAATCGACCGAATCAGCGATGCCTTGCGCCCGCTTGATGTCGAGGATAGAGGCTTGCGGAATTGTGCCGGTGCCCCACTCACTCGGACGGCCAAGCAACAGGCGTTGCAGCGTGTCGCGGGTGGATTCCATGGATTCGCCCAGCGCCCAGCCGGTAACGCCACGCGCCCACCGCTTTCCCGGCCACCAGTCGGGGTACTGGCCAGTCAAGTGAAAGGCGATCTCATAGGCCGATGACCACGTTTTGCCAAGCTGGTTGCCGGCGCGGAACAGGCGTTCGCGGTGCGTTGCCCCACGGGCGTGGAATTCAACCTGCTTTGGGTAGGGCTTGTACCGCGCCAGCTTGTTCGCGTCCTGCCGGCGCTTGAGTTCCTGCACCAGCTTCAAGTAGGCCAGTTTGGGCGGCAAGTTCCGCAGCGATTCGGGCAATGTCGTCGTCTGAGAGGTGCTCATACTCGTCTCCCGGCTTCTTCTCCACGGGTTTGAACAGGCCCAGCACATCGCCAAGGGCACGCAGCGCCTGGTTGGCGCCGGTCGCGTTGAAGGTGTATTCGCCGGTCGGGTTGCCTTCTCGGTCGCGGACTGGCTCGGCCTGCATGCAGCGTTCGGCCACCTGCATGAACCGCGTGATGACCCACTCCCGATCCAGCCCAGACTTGAGGATGGCGTTCTTCTGGGCCAGTGCGGTCAGTTCGTTGATGCGATCTGCGACAGCCTGGTTGAAGTTCTTGCACGTCGAGGATTCCCAGTCGCGTGCCGTGCGCACGCTGACGGTACTGTTCGAGGCAAGCAAGGCTTCCTCCACCGACATGCCCATGGCGCGGCCACGGCAGTACGCCTCCTGTTCGACGGTCAAGCCGCTGATCGTGAGGCGTGGTCGGTTGAGCTTGCGCGTTCCCTTCGGCAGTCCCTTGGCAGCGGGCTTCTTCTTGGGGGATTCGGCTTCTGCCATCAGCGCTTGATGTTCGAGACAATGCCAGCCCACACAGCGGCGGCGAAGGCAGCAGCCACCACGCCGAAAAAGGCCAGCAATCCATGGTCGGCAACCTTGCGCATCTTCCTGCCAAAGCGCAGATCCTCACGGAATTCCTCAACGGACTCCGGGCGGTCGATGTCCACGCCAAGAATGGCAAACACCTTTTTGACGGCATGTTCGGCTGCATCCTCGGACATGCGATCAGAGTGGGCGCACTGCACGCCGGGTTCGGCTGCATCGCAAGAATGTTCTCGTCGGATTGGGTGTTTTTCTGTCGCCATGGCGCTGGTTCCCTCGGTCAGTTCAAAAAGACAGCCTCGGCAGCACGTCGGCGAGTCAGGCCCGCCATCACGCGGCCTGCGGCCTTGTTCCACTTCATGATCTCGCGGGCGGCTTCTGGCCAGTCGCTCTGATTGACGCGGCGGCGAAGCGTGGAGATACGGTAATTTCCCAGCCCGCAGTTGTAGGCGAACGAGGTCAAGGCAGCGATGCGGCGGTCTGGCTCGGCGGCCAGCATGGGCGACAGCTTGAGCACGCCCATAGCAAACTGTGTCGAGTGCGCACGCAGGGCAGAAAGCGCCTGCTCGTGCGTCCAGCGGGTGTCTGGGCCGATACTCGGGCCTGTGGAGCCGTAGCCAATCGTCCAAGGCTCGGATTTGGTCGCTGGATCGGGGTAAGCGGCGCATCCACCATCCGGCAGACGGCGGTGATAGCCCTCGAACGGGCGAATCAGCGCATCAATGGCGGTCTGGATGGCGGTGGAGATGCTCATTTCTGGTACTTCTCGATGGCGCGACCGACAAACCAGAAGGTCAGGATCATGTTGAGCATGGCGAAATCATCGGCAGACCAGTTGGCAATCAGCACATCGCGCCAAGCGGCGCCGGAGTTGATGGCATAGGTAAGCGCGGCGATCTTGACGGCGACGTAAAGCCCGAAAAGAACGTAAGTGATGCCTGGTCGAACCAGTGCGGATGCTGCGGCAACCCACTTGTAGCTGGCGCTGGCGGTTGCTGACTGCTCCCGAAACGCCTCCTGAATGGCATCAAGGGCGGCTGTGCTGTGATCGACGTACTTTTCTTCAAGGGTGAATGTCCCGCGTTGCTTCTCAAGATCGGTTTGCAGGCGGAACATCGACAGCTCGTGATTACGCTCGTCCTTGCGGTCAAGCCACTTCAAAAACTCGGGGGCAAGCCTGAACAGGCCGCCGAAAAGCGATCCCAGCAATGATTCGAGCATGGCAATTCCTCCTGGTGGATTGGCGTCATGGTATGGACGCCCGGAGAATTCGACTCGAACCGCTACTCCTGACAGCGTTCCAGCAGGCGCATGTAGCCGCAGGCGTCAATCTGGCTGTCCTTGTGGCGTGGATCGTTAGCCAGACGCGCCAGCTTGAGGCCCACCATCATGCAGGCCACGTCATCGAACGTCAGGAAGGCATCAGGGGCCAGCTTGCCGCGTGCGCGAAGCCACGCCTCCCACATTTCGGCGATGGCGCGAAGGTTCTTGCCCGGTTCGCCGTAGGTTTTCTCGCGGTCGGCATCAACGATGGCGGCGGCTTGCTCAAGGATTGTGGTCATTTGCGTTTCCTGTTCTTGACGAGGCGAAACATCAGAAGGTCTAGGGGGTGAAGCTGGGGCACAGGCGGCAATGGCTGCACACGACTCCAGCGAGCCATGAACTTTCTGCCCTGCCGATGAACCCTGCCGTAGTTGTAGAGCGCGTTCAGCGCGTCGATGGCCTGCTTGTAGGTTAGGCCGCAAGCGTGGGCAATGTCCCGGCCTGTGAGTGGTGAGGGGGACGCTTCCACTACGGCCAGCACGCGCATTCGATAGGTCTGCTGTGGTGTCGGCTGGCCATCCATCCGCTAGGCATCCAGTGCTGGGGCGGAATCCGGGGTGATGCCCAGGTATTCACAGAGGATCGTTCGCGCCTCTGAGGCCGATCTGGCGATGGCAGTTTCCCAGCCTTGTGCCTTGAAGTGCTCGATCCACTCCTTTTGAGCGTCCGAAGCCCTGCCGGTGTCTGACTTCATTTCGATGATGAGGCCGGTTGAATCGCCAGCGCGAGCCGGGAGGATCAGGTCGGGGAACCCCGGCTTCACGCCCAAGGCTTTCATCTGCGCACCGGTAAAAGCATCACGCCTGCCGCCGTTCGGCGAGTGATGCAGCCAGCGCAGCGCAGGCATGAGCGAACGAACAGCGGGCAGATGCGACCAGCGCACGACCTTCGCTTGTTCGACTTCTTCTGACCGATTAACGGTCTTGCGGCGTTGAGGAAAACTCATGCCGCAGATCATACCAGCGGGTTAAGAATTGCTCAATCAGAAAGCGTCGGCCAGCGAACAGCGCCAGAAGTCCGACTTCCCACGGCTTCCCAGACTTCCCCGCAACTTCCCAAACCTTGGGAAGTCACTTTGTCTTTACGCGACAACGACTTACACCAGAAAAACGGCCAAACTTCCCAACTTCCCAACTTCCCGAGAAAAATGTCCTGAGAGATCAGGAAATCAAAAAATGGGGGTAGGTCTGGGAAGTTGGGAAGTTGAGGATAAATAAAAGAAAAAAATATATAGAACTATATATATATCAACTACTTACAGACTTCTAACCCGGCTTTTTTGACTTCCCAGACTTTGGGAAGTTTTTGGAAGTTGGGGAAGTCGCCGGGGTGCTGTGGCCCTCTGGCCACACGGATTGAGAAAAACTTAAAATAATCATTTCCAGTGAGAAAGTCTTGCTGTATTATTTCGTTGTGGTTGAGATTTCCTCAATCCGAACCATGACCGAAGGAGCGAACGACATGACACGTACCGAGTACCGCAAAGCCCGTCGCCTGATCCGCGACAACGGCGCCTACGCCTATCGCTGGCTTGGCGCAGACGGCGAACGCCTGCGCAACCTAGCCAATGAGCAGGACTGGCTGGCCGAACGCGCTGACATCGTTGCCTGGTGCAAGCGTGAAGGCTGCGCATGCAACCCCCGCCAGACTGCCCGCGTTGCCCGGAGGGCTGCCGCATGAGCCTCGTCCTTCTCGCCTGCTGCCTCGCAGGCTGGGCTATCTCCCGGCCTGTTGTCCGAATCATTGACCTCTGATGGAGCGAACCATGCAAAGAACTGATCTTGTTTTCTGGCACCTTCCCACCAATGCCCGCGTGCCTTCCGTGATTGACGCCGTGATGATCGACGACCAGGGCGCACAGCGCGGCCTGTACTCCGGCGAGACGCTGGACGAACTGGCCAGCCGCTACCACGAACCGAAGGTGGCCGACATTGCCGACTTCATGGCCATGCAGGAAAGCGCCCTGCGCACCCAGCCTGAACCCAGCACCGAAGAACACTACACGGTAGCCCTCGAATGCCTCCCACCGCATGACTGGCGGCGCGTGCACGGCGTTGAGTCATTCAAGATGGTCGAGCGCCTGAGTGGGCGCATGACCCGCATCTATGCCAAGAAGGGCGACAGCTACTGGACATTTGTGGATCGTGACGACCTGAGCGCCGAAGCCATCGCCGCCAAGATTGATGGGGCGATGCAATGACCGACACCAAGACCTATTCGGCCATGCTCTACGCCCTGGCCGACGAGATGCACCGGGAGGAAGGCTGCGTCACCGAGTCACCAGAGCTTGTCGAGCAGGCGGCAACCCGCCTCGATGAGCAGACGGTGACGATCAACGAATTGCGGCGCCAGCGTGGCGAGTTGCTGAATGCCTTGTGCATTGCCCTGCCGTTTGTTGAGGATCACGAGAACGACCCCTGCTACAAGGCGGGCGCCGTAGCGAAGGCCGTGGCCACGATCAAGGCGTCCATCGCCCAGGCAGAAGGGAGCAAAGCATGATCCAGCACACCCCTGAACCATGGAAGTGGCACCCCCAGGGCGAATCCAACGAGTATTGCATGCTGACTCACGATGGCCGCTGGGTGATTGCATTCAGGCAGAACGGCGAACTCACCGACGAGCGCCAGCAGGCTAATGCACGGCGCATTGCTGCCTGCGTGAACCGGCTGGCCGGGTTCAAGACTGAGGACATTGAGAACCCGGCGTGCGACCTCACTGGCCACGGTGCTCTGCTGTCGAAACTGATCTTCCTCGAAATGCAGCGTGACACGCTGCTGGCCGCCTTGACCCTGATCGAAACGGACAAGGACGGCGACGGCTTCATCTGCCGCGAAGCCATGGAACAAGTCCGCGGAGCGATCGCGCAAGCAGAAGGGGCCGGTCAGTGAATCCACTCGTAGGCGATACACCCAAGGAAACCGTCCAGAACGTAGCCGAAGCCATGTCGGCGCTGCTGGTACTCATGGCACCACAACACAGCGACCTTTGCCGTCTCATGTCGCCCCTGCTGGCGGCACTCGAAACCGTAGCAAACGATGGCGATTAACTCGCCTATTGAGTTGAACTTTTCTCACACAAGGAGCAGAAAATGACCAAGAAGCAATCGAAGAAGCCGGCAGCCGCCGAAACCTCCCTGGTGCTGCGCGTATGCCGCCCTGACTTGACCAGCCATAGTGGATTCCCATGGCCCGCAGACGTGGGGGCCGAAGTGTCGGCGCCCGACTGGAAGAAGAACAAAGAGTGCGGAAACGGGCTGCACGGTTGGCTGTACGGCCAAGGCGATCATTCCTGCGTCTCGTACTGGGAGAATGACGACGCCAAATGGATGGTGCTCGAAGTACCCAGCGCAGAAATCGTCATGCTGGGCGGGAAGTGCAAATTTCCCAATGCGCGAGTGCGCTTCATCGGCACCAAGTCAGATGCTGCCGACTTCATCATCGCAAACGAACCGAAGGCGCTGAACGTGGCTGTCATTGGCGCGTGCATGCAGGTTGGCGACGGCGAAGTGATACAAGTTGGGGCACTCGGCACGGCGACGGCTGGCGAGAGCGGCACGGCGACGGCTGGCAATTACGGCACGGCGACGGCTGGCTATCG